GAGGAGGAATTGCAATCTACAAGGATGCATGGGGTTTCTATACTAAACGAATTACATTGTGAGAAGGATAAGAGTAGGAAGTTGGAGGAGGACAAGAAGCGGTTGATAGAGAATTGGCACAGGGAGAAGTCAGAGCGAAAGGAGCTTGAACGTGTGGTTGCAGAAGAAAGGAAAGTACAAGAGCCGCTGACTCTTGATGATGAGTTTAGTATAGAGGTTTCCCATAGGCATGAGGAAGATAATGATGAGTAATGGCATACGGATCGAAGGAGTAGAGACAAAAGAGCTTGTGTCTCATGTAGATGAGCGTGGCAGGCTTATGGAGATTTTGCGAAGGGATGATGAGTGCTTTACCGACTTCGGACAAGTCTACATCACTACGGCTTATCCGCAGGTTGTGAAGGCGTGGCATTTGCATAAGATTCAGGCAGATAATATTGCATGTCTCGTTGGCATGATCAAGCTTGTCCTGTACGACAACAGGCTGCACTCCGTCTCTCAAAAGGTAGTGAACGAGTTTTTCATTGGTGAGCATTCTCCAATGCTTATTCACATTCCTCCCTATGTATGGCATGGATTTAAGTGTATTGGTAATAAAGAGGCCGTTGTGATGAATTGTTCCACTGAACCCTACAATGGGACGGACCCTGATGAGTATCGGGAAGCTCCGCACAGCCTTGGCTACGATTGGGCAAGAAAGGACGGATAGTGTATGAAAGGCGTAATTCTTGCAGGCGGGTCAGGAAGCAGACTGTTGCCCTTGACCACGGTTGTAAACAAGCATCTGTTGCCAGTATATGATAAGCCGATGATCATGTACCCGATTCAGACACTCGTGAATGCAGGCATTCGTGAAGTACTGCTCGTAACTGGAGGGAACCACTCAGGAGGCTTCCTACAACTACTAGGCAATGGCCGTAAGCTTGGGCTCAACGAGCTCCATTATGCATACCAGGAAGGCGTAGGGGGCATTGCAGATGCCTTGAGTCTTGCCCGCGACTTTGCCAACGGTGACAAGATCGTTGTCATGCTCGGTGATAACATTATCGAGAAGCACATTCGCAAGCAGGTAGGACTGTTTTCTACACAGGAGTCTGGGGCTCAGCTTGTGTTGAAGGGTGTGGATCATCCTGAGAGGTTTGGGGTGGCCGAGCTTGATCATCCCGATGGAGGGATTATTCGCATAGTTGAGAAGCCCGTCGAGGCACGGAGTAATCTTGCCGTTACCGGAATTTACATGTACGATTCCGCAGTCTTCGAGTACATTGATGCCATAAAGCCCTCTGATCGTGGAGAGCTTGAGATCACGGATGTCAATAATCTCTACATACAGAATACTGAAGTTCCGTGTCATTACAGCATTTTGGATGGGTGGTGGACTGATGCAGGCACCTTTGAGTCTTTGCACAAAGCCTCTTGTCTAGTAGCCGGGGGTGGTGCAAACAAGGTAATGCCTGTACCCCAGATGGAGAATAAAATCATGAAGTACGTTAAAGGCGTGTTGCTAATGTTGGTTCTTATGGTTCTTTTGGTAGGTTCTGTACGTGGCTGTACCTCTACCTACTGGCTCAGGCGTCACGATGCTTGCATAAAAGAGCTTGTGGCCCGTATTGTCTCCATCGAACAGCGAATGGAGGAATGAAATAATGAAATACGTTGCACGTGTTTGTGTTTTTGTAGCGATAGGCACTTTCCTGGTGGCGGGAATCATAGTAAACAGTGATGTCGTCCTTGATGATCCTACCAAGGTTGAGGCGATGTCTTGGACAGAGTTTCGTACACAGTGGGAAAAGCATAGTCCACCGGGGGAACCTGTTTCCGAGGCGAAGGTTGACCATATCTTTGGTAAACCGGACAGTTTTCACTCCGGCTCGCATGGTACAAGTAGCTATTCGTACCATTACATTTCTTCCAACGGAGCCGTTGCCGTAACGGTCACACGGCTCTACGAACAGTACCCTGACAATCCTGACTACCGAGGCAAGATAGAATCAGTAGGCTCACCATTTCTGCTCGGTTTTTGATCTGAAAGGAGCATGTGAATGAAACTGTGGAAATTATTGGTTTTAGGTGGAGGGGTTGGTACAGTTGTAACTTGTATAATTGTAGCCGTGATTTACGTTTTGGTAAAAAGTCTGATAGGAGCTGAGTAAAATGTCACTACTAGTAACGGGCGGTTGCGGGTTCATCGGGACGAACTTTATACATCACATGCTTTCTAACAAGCTTGTTGACCATATAGTCAACGTTGATCTTCTGACCTATGCCGGGAACAAGGCAAACTTGGTAAGGTACAGGGACGATCCCAGGTACGAGTTCAGGCAAATAGACATTCGCAATGTGGACCTGTTGAAGGCGCTATTCTTCCGCTATGGTATCAAGCAGGTAGTACACTTCGCAGCGGAGACCCATGTGGACCGGAGCATTGCCGGTGCGGAGAAATTCATCTCCACGAATGTTGGCGGTACCGAGACCTTGCTTAGAGTTGCCGAGCGGTTCAATGTGAGCAAGTTCGTACAAGTCTCTACCGATGAGGTCTACGGCTCTCTGTCTGATAAGTGGCGGTCGTTCACGGAGTTTGCATCCCTGTACCCGAGCAGTCCGTACTCAGCGTCTAAGGCTGGTGCAGAGCATATAGCCATGGCGTATCATCGTACCCATGGAGCGCCCGTAGTGGTCACTCGGTGCGTGAATAACTATGGACCATATCAGCACGTTGAGAAGCTCATTCCTCTCTTTGTCACGAACCTTATTAAGGGGATGAACGTTCCTCTCTATGGCGAAGGGACGAATATTCGCGAGTGGATCCATGTACTGGATCATTGCAAAGCTATCCATGCCGTGCTGAACAGGGGGGTTCCCGGGAACGTTTACAACATCGGGTCAGGTATGGAACTTCCCAATCATGAGCTTACATCCCTGATTCTTGAATGGTCAGGGGTAGGCAATGATCGTGTAGATTATGTAATGGACAGGCCTGGTCACGACTTTCGTTACGCCGTGGCCAGTTCCAAAGCTAGGAACGAACTTGAGTGGGAACCGGTAAGTAGCAATGAGGATACCATGAAGGAGACGTTCCGTTGGTACAAAGACAATGAGGATTGGTGGAGAGGAAAGTGAAATGATGATGCTGAAGAAATAACCATGGTCTATGATAAAAGGAGATAAGTGATGAAAGTGAGAATGAAAAACAGGTGGAAGAAGCTGGGTGACCTTGAGCCCGGGCAGAGGTTCAGGCGGCAAAGAGATACCCAAAACTTGCTATGGCAGGTTAGCGGAGACAAGGCGTCAGCGGCGAACTGTTTGCAATGCCATCGTGACGACACGGGCGAAAGCTGTGGCTGGCCGCAAGAAGCCCTCGTCGAACATGTTAAGGGCAGCTGGATACCGGAGGAGGATGCGGAGGGGCTGAAGGAAATCGGAAACGTTGAGTTTCTAACGGTTGTCGAATACGACGGGGAATTCTGGCAGATAACCTGCGAAGGCAATGACGGCGAATGCGTTTTGCGGCAAGTGGAAAACTACGAAAAGAGAAGCTTGCCTCCTGACACCCTCGTCCGCCTCGTTCACTGTAAGCTCGTCGAGGACGGGGCGGTGGAGGAAGTGAAATGAAAAATAACCATGTAAAGTTGAGTTTGACCCCGTTTGAGCGTCATGCAGCTAGCGTTGTTTATTGTAGAGTGATGCGCATGGGTAAGGATAATACCAGTATTCTCCACGAGTTGAGGCAGCACCTCGACTATGAGTTCTACCGGTACTACAAATTTGTACCCGGAGTTACCCGGGCTCATCGTAAGATCCTCAATGTCCCGAGTCGTGAACAGAGCTGTGATCCCGGAGTTACGCAGCTCGAAGCCTACTGTTTGTTCTTCCTTCTCGATGGTGTCCTAGCGCATAAGAGTAAGCGTGACATATGGATAAACGTCTTTCTTCGTAGCCCGAGAATGAGAAAGGATATACGTAATGCGAGGCGTAAGGTGGCGGAGTCGTTGACATTCACGCAGTACTGGCATCGAGTAAAGCACGTTATTCCAAATCTAATGCCCCCGACAAAGGCATGAACGATAGGTACAAATCCTTGTTTTTTGCTTTTCATACAGGCACTTTAGTGGTAGAATGAGTATATATGCCTGCTATAAAGAAGAAAAGTACGAAGGCGGTTGTTGGGAAGAAAGCTGTTCCTCGTAAGAAGAGTGCGAAGACTGTCGCTAAGAAGAAAGCGAGGGATGGAGCTAAGGCTGCCGGTAAGAAGTACCCGTGCGACGTTCCTAATTGTAAGGTGGAGTGCAGGTCCAAACAGGCACTTATGGCCCACGTTAAGCACAAGCATCCCGGGTATCTACCGGATCCCAAGGTGGTGGTCAAGTCACGGACTCTGAATGATCTGTTGATGCTGGCCTCGAAGGGTCTTGTCCCCGCTGATGCTACACAGCTTACACAGTTGTCAGACAGGCTTGCAAACCAGGAGGTCGAGGTCCACCTGGCATTGTCGTTGCTGGTCATTGAGAAGGCTGAGAGGCTGCTGCGGCTACAGCCCCTGCTTACCTCTCTCGACAACGCCCTTCTCGACAAGATGGATGAAAAATTTCTAAAAGAGCTTTTACCACCTTCCATACTTGATTTCCAAAAATCCATTGTTGGGATACTCAACGGGGAGGCGGAGTTCATTGGCAGAATTTTGGCGCTGAAGACGACTACGCACTCCGATCTGTTTGATCAACTGATCTCGGTGCTGCGACGTTCAGCTTCGATAAGTCAGAAAGGTGCGGTCGAGCTTGAGGAAACGGTTGTAAAGCTCGACTTACTCCCGGCTGATAGAGAAGCTATACGTAGGCGAATTACGGCAATTCTACCTGGCCCCTCAAATACAGGTACATGAACCGGAACTGGCTGAGATAAGGACTGAAGAAGGTGAAGCCTTCTACCAGGAGATCCTTAAGCAGCTATCTACCACTGGGGAATCAACCCTTCTCTCCGAGTTGTGGGAGATGGACTATGATTCCACTCCGGTATCCCCACGACAATTTTTCACAGATGAAAATTATCTAGGCTCTCTCTTCTCCACGATACATCCCAAGTGGCTCAACGAGCTGGACATTGTGCTTGGCCAAGGTAGCAGCGTTACGGAGTGGGTACTTCGCGGTGCCATCGGAACTGGGAAGTGCTGTTGCGGTGATACCCGAGTTCGGGACTGCATGAGTGGGCGAGAGTTCACGCTTGAGGAACTACATGCAGATGGCCGTTCCATTTCTGTACAAACTTATGACTCCACGAATCACTCACTTTGCAGCCCTCCCGTGAGTGTATTTATTTCCGGTCACAAACCTGTTTGTTCCATACTCCTTAAGAGTGGAAGGAGGGTCCGTCTAAGTTTGGACCATCCAGTACGTGTGCCGGGCGGATGGAAGAATGCTGGGACGTTGAAGTGTGGGGAATTTGTAGCCATCTCACGATCCACGCCTTCTCCATGGGCACCGTTAAAAATATCTGATGCAGCGGTTAAGTTTATAGCTCACATGATAACAGAGGGTTCTCTTACGAGTAGAAACTTCTCATTTTGTAATAAAGATCCTTTGATGCTTGATGATTTTAAGGGGTCAATTGAGGGCGTGTCGGGGGAGATCGGGATTGCCCCTGGTTTCAGCGAGTTCCAGGAAAGGGGGGTTACAACCGTTAGACCACGTGGGCTTAGAGGCTGGGCCCGGAGTTCAGGTCTTTCTTTTTGTGGAAGTAGAAAGAAATCGGTTCCAGGCACATTCTTCGGTTTGGATGATAGACAGCTCGGTCTATTTATAAATCGGCTCTGGGCCGGGGATGGGCACATTTCTGCTCAAAGGAAGGAAATTGTACTTGAATACTACTCCAGCAGTCGTTTGCTTTGTGAGCAGGTGGCTTCCCTTCTCCTTCGTTTTTCCATTGTTGCACGGATCAGGAAGAAAAGGCATACTCCATCTGGGACTGATTCATGGCGGGTAATAGTTTCGTCCGCCCCGAGTATAATTAAATTCTTCAATGCTGTTGGAGAAGTGCTTGGAAAGGAAGAGCAGTCAAAGCTTGCATTAGAGGGAGCCAAAGGCAAGGCATTCAATCCGAATTGGGACGTTGTTCCATTCGGAGGAGACGTTGTTGCCCGGGCATGTAACGTTAAAGGATTAAGGAAAATTCTTGCCGTTGCTTCCTCTGAGTTATCAACCGTGGTGAGTTCCTATCGTAGGAAGAAGAGTCAGTGTATTGGAATAGGTAGTTATGAGAAGATAATTTCTAGCCTTCAGTTTGTGGTGGATGAAGGAAGCAAGGCTCTCTCAATGCTTGGGCAATACGGGGGAGATATTTTCTGGGACAGGGTTGAATCGGTGGAGATCGGGGGGATTGAACCGGTCTATGATTTTACTATTCCGAAGACTCATTGCTTTACTGCAAATGATATTATTGTTCATAACAGCACAGCCGCTGCGGGTGCTCAACTCTACAAGGTCTACCAACTCCTTTGTCTGAAAGATCCTGCCGCATTCTACGGCCTTCTTCCATTATCCCCCATAGTTTTCGGAATATTTAATATTACCCTGGATCGGGCAGAGGGTTCGTACGATCGTATGAAGGAGTGGGTAGATAAGGGTCCTGTATTTTCAGGAAACATGGCACGGTTACAACGGCCATCAGATCCTATCAAGTTTCCTGACAAGAATGTGAGCGTAGTGGTTGGAAGTCTTGATACGCACGTGTTGGGCGACTCTGTTTTCGGGTTCACAATTGACGAGGCCAACTTCTTCAAGCGTATCGTTGGCGGGAAGGGCGCGTTGGAGCGGCACATTACACGGGCCCAGGAGATATACCTTGCAGCGAGTAGACGGCAAATTTCCCGCTTCCTCCAATTTGGAAGTGTGCCAGGCCTGAACTGTTACATCTCTTCAGAGACGGATAGTTCCTCGTTTATCGAAGAGAGGATACGGACCGACGAGAGCTCTGGGAACATGCACGTTACATCGTTTGCCCTGTGGGACGTTCCAAAGCGTGAAGGTATATATTCGTCCAAGACTTTCTCTGTCCTGATCGGGAATGAGCATGTCGAGTCGAGGATACTGGAAGACGAGGAAGTGGTACCGGAAGGGTTCGAGACATGTGATGTCCCGATAGATTTCTTGAAACCATTCAGGGACAACGTTGACGACTCGTTACGTGACCTTGCAGGTCGTAGCGTTACGAGCAGCGGAAAGTTCTTCAGACTTGTCGAGCGTGTTCACAGTTGCGTAGACCACACTAGGGTTCATCCCTTCACCGTATATGAGCCGCACACTATATCTTCTGATGCATTCGACGAGACGATAGGTGCGTTGTTAAACGTGGACGCCCTGTTCCATATTGAGCGTTCACGGTACGTGCCCAACGTGGACCCGCATGCACCACGGGCAGCACATGTAGACATCGGACTTGTCGGCGATTCGCTCGGTATAGCAATAGGGCATTTGACAGATATTGGAACGCTCTACTTCGATATTGTACTACGTATACGACCTCCCGTAAAGGGCGAGGTTGACATCGATGCAATCGTAGCTTTTTTTGACTTCTTGCGTAAGCATGGAATGGTATTCAAATCCATAACGTATGATCAATATCAAAGCAAGCAGTCCGTGCAGCAATTAAAGAAGCTTGGGTTTGAAGCAGCTACTCAGGCAGTAGGGCTTAAGGAGTACATGGAGCTGAGGCGCAGGATTTATGCAGGCTCTACGTCTTGCAGCTATTATGAGTACCACACGATGCTACGTGAATTTGTAGACCTTGAAGAGGGGCCTATGGGGAAAAGCCCGGACCATCCCATAGGTGGCGGGAAGGACGTTATTGATGCCTGTGCTGGTGTAGCCATATTTTTTGCCGATGTCAACAGACCACGAATTCGTGAAAGCTCGTACGATCGTATTCAGCGCAGCCTTAGCATGTTGCCTGATGTCGGTTCGTACAGTAGCAAGATAAGTAACATGGGACGGCACAAATGATTATTGACACTGCTATAGACAGATTATTCCACGTATTCGGGTATGAAAAAGGTAGGTCTCCACGGATCTCCGCCTTCGGTGAGCCGATAGATATTGCAAAGGCGGATCCTCAAGAGCTTGGGGAGCTGGTGTACCGATGGTTCGAGAGTCAGACACGGTTAGCATCTGACCGTTTCGGAACGTACCGCGAGTTCGATAGCATGGATGTTGACGACATTATCAGTTGCATCGGACCTAACGTTCATGTGTCCCTCGTTGACGGTACCGAGGTTCCCATCCGCGATCTAGTGGGAAAGGGAAGGGTATGTGTCTATGCCTATGATAAGGCGAAAGACAAGATCGTTCCTGCCTATGGCACAGCCTCGGCTACGAGAAAGAATGCAAAGTTGGTAGGAGTCGAGCTGGACAATGGAGAGGTGGTTCGTTGCACACCTGATCACCGTTGGATGCTGAGAGATGGAACGTACCGTGAAGCATCTATGTTGAAGCCTGGGGAAAGCCTCATGCCGAGGGAGGTAGCCGCTAATCATAAAGTTGTAGTAGTACATAAACTTGAGGAACGGGAAGACTGTTATGACTTGACCGTTGAGAATTACCACAACTTCGCATTGTCTTCCGGGGTCTTCGTTCACAACTCTGCACTAGACTTGTATTCAGAAGATGCTACCGGGAGCGACAATGCTACCGGGAAGGTTGTGTGGGTCTCTTCCCGTAATGCAGAAATAGAATCCCTCATAAACGATCTGCTCATAGTTACCAAGATGCAAGAGAGGGCGTTCCTCATTATCCGCAGCATGATGAAGTATGGAGATCACTTCGAAGTTGTGCTACAACGTATGAATGAGCAGGGCTTTCCAAACAGTATTGCCGGTATCCGCAGCATAAGGCCCCACAATGTTATCCGGAAAGATGATGCATTGGGAAGGTTGCAAGGCTTTGCCATTGCCCAGTTCGAGCGCAACCCTGCTACGAATCAGCAAATTGTACAAAGTGCAGAGCAGGTAGAAGTGTCACTCCCATGGGACATGGTACACTTCAGGCTTTTGACACGGATAGATCCGGATGCCATTTACGGTACGTCCGTTCTACAAGCAGCTAGGCGGTCATATAAATATTTGAAGCTGATGGAGGAGTCGCTCACTATTTATCGTGTGCGAAAAGCTCCTGACCGTTTCAAATGGATGATTGACGTAGGAACGGCCACGCCCGAGGAAGCTTCACAAATCATCACGATGTTTAGACAATCAGTGCGGAAGAAGCTGATGACCGATCCGACTACTGGTGCAGTCAAGAGTGAGATAAATCCTCTAGCATTGGATGAAGACTTTTATCTCCCCCGGTCTAACGAGTACAATACCGATGTGGAGTTGATGCAAGGAACGGCAAAGGTCGGGAACAATGTGCTCGACCTCGACTACATGCGCCGTAAGCTGTATGGTTGTCTACGTATACCTGGAGAGTACCTCGGGTTCTCTGAAAGCACTGGTGGAATCACGACGAGCACCCCG